ACCTCGGTCGAAACCCTCAACACGAGTTTATCAGCTGTTCCTACTCTGGTTCTCTCGCAATGGGGTTCTCTCGTAAAGTCCGTGGACTCCTACGTGAAGAGGGATTTAAGTCAGCATTTAAAACGCGTCTCGATCCACAGTCGCAGTCTGCTGAAGCATGGCTTACTACTTCTGGCGGCGGTTATGTCGCTGCCGGTGTTGGTGGCGGTATTACTGGTAAGGGTGCTCATATCCTTGTCATCGATGATCCGGTAAAGAACCGTGACGACGCCGAATCATCGAACGCACGTGACTCTGCTTGGGACTGGTATACATCTACGGCGTACACACGTCTTGCTCCTGGTGGCGGTGTGTTGGTTATCCTTACTCGCTGGCACGATGATGACCTTGCGGGCAGATTACTTAAAGCAGCAGCAGATAATGGCGAGCAATGGGAAGTTGTTAACTACCCCGCCAGAGCTGAGGTTGACGAAGAGTTTCGCAAGCAGGGAGAAGCTCTGCACCGAGAGCGATATGACGAAGAAGCCCTTAACCGTATTGAGAAAGCAGTTGGACCACGAGACTGGTCTGCTCTGTATCAGCAGAACCCTGTAGCTGACGATGGTGACTACTTCACCAGAGACATGATCAATTACTACGATCGTGACGAGATTGACGAAGACCGCATGCGTTACTACTGCGCGTGGGATTTGGCGATCGGTAAGAACGACAGAAACGACTACACCGTCGGCATCGTTGTAGGTGTCGATGAGTATGACCAGATGTTCGTGATGGACATGGTACGAGGCCGCTTCGACGGCTTCGAATTGGTTGAGCAGATACTCGACCTCTATGAAGTATGGAAGCCCTCAATCATAGGTATTGAGAAAGGACACATTGAGATGGCCCTCGGGCCGTTCCTCGAGAAGCGTGTTCGTGAACGCGGGCTCTACGAAGCGTATTTCAAAGATCTCAAGACTGGCCGCAGGGATAAAGAAGCGCGCGCCAGAGCAATCCAAGGTCGGATGCAACAGGGCATGGTATTCCTGCCCCGAGACGAAGAATTTACAGGCCCTTTGGTAGCAGAGTTACTGCGCTTCCCTAACGGGGTACATGACGACCAGGTAGATGCCCTGGCTTGGATTGGTTTGATGATGACTGAGTTCAGCACGTTTGCTGAAAAGGTCGAGCACATCCCAAGCTGGCGAGACAGGCTTCCTGGATTACTTAAAGGTGACCGGACCAAATCGGCAATGAGCGCATAACGATGAAAAAAATGAAGAAGATAGATCCTGCGAAGGAAGAAGAAATCACCCGTACTCAGTGGGCTAGGTACGAACGCGCACGAGACAACGGGCACTTAGACTACGTAGAGATGGCACTCAAATGTGATGAGTACTACCAGGGTGACCAATGGGATCTCGACGACCAGGCGGCACTAGAGCAAGAAGGTCGCCCCGCTCTGACGATCAACACTATTCTCCCTACTATTAATACGATCCTCGGTGAGCAGTCGACGCGCAGAGCTGACATTCAGTTCAAACCGCGAAGAGGCGGCGATGGCGACATAGCCCACACCCTGACTAAGTTGTACATGCAAATAGCCGACAACAACAAGTTGGACTGGGTCGAGCAGCAGGTCTTCTCAGACGGTTTGATTATGGATGGTCGCGGCTACTTCGATGTTCGTATGGACTTCAGTGACCACGTTGAGGGCGAGATCCGAATCACGTCTAAAGATCCGTTAGACATACTGATTGATCCAGACGCCAAAGACGCTGACCCAAAGACGTGGAACGAGGTGTTCGAAACTAGATGGATGACTCTCGACGAGATCGAAGAGCTCTACGGTAAGAAGTGCGCAGACCGGCTGCTGTTTGTAGCAGAGAACGGCATGAGCTTCGGGCCAGACTCCGTGGAATATCAGGAAACTCGCTTTGGAGATACGGAAACAAACGATGATTATTTCGGAGCTGGTGTACCTGGCGACGAAGAGTACCGCAACGTTAAGGCGCTGCGTGTCGTTGAACGGCAGCATAAGAAGCTGAGCCGAGCGATGTTCTTTGTAGACCCTGACACGGGTGATCAGCGCCAAGCACCTGATGCTTGGAGCGAAGGTAAGAATAAGAAGTTTGCCAAGCAGTACAACTTAAACCTAATAAGCAAGGTCATTCGGAAGATCCGTTGGACCGTTACTTGCGATCAGGTTGTCCTGCACGATGACTGGTCTCCCTATAACCAGTTTACGATTGTTCCATTTTTCTGCTACTTCCGCAGAGGTCGACCATTTGGCGTTGTTCGCAACCTGCTATCTCCACAAGAGCAGCTAAACAAAATAGCGTCTCAAGAGCTGCACATAGTTAATACTACAGCTAATAGTGGCTGGATGGTTGAGTCGGGATCATTGGTCGGTATGACCGCAGATGACCTCGAGGAGCACGGCGCAGAGACAGGTCTTGTACTTGAGTATGCACGAGGTACCACACCCCCACAGAAGATTGGCGCTAACCAGATACCAACTGGTTTAGACCGTATCGCGCAGAAAGCTGCGTTGAACATTAAGACTATCTCTGGTGTTAACGACAGCATGCTGGGCACGGACAGCGCAGAAGTATCGGGTATCGCTATCCAGGCTAAGCAGAACCGTGGCGCGATTATGATCCAGGTGCCACTAGACAACCTACGTAAGTCTCGTCAATACCTAGCAGAGAAGATCCTTAACCTGATCCAGACTTTTTACACGGAGCAGCGTGTTATTCAGGTGACCAACGAAGATGATCCTCTCAAGCCCCGTGAAGAAATGGTTATCAACGAGCAAACACCAGAAGGGCAGATTATTAATGACCTGACTATCGGTGAGTACGACGTGATCGTTGCCACTGCACCAGCTAGAGACAGCTTCGATGAGACTCAATTCGCAGAAGCCATCGCGCTACGACAGGCAGGAGTAGTTGTACCTGATGATGCAATTATTGAGTACAGCCACCTAGCCCGTAAAGGCGAACTGGCTAAGCGCATCCGTCAGATGACAGGCCAAGAGCCACCAACTCCAGAGCAGCAAGAAGCTATGGCACAGCAGCAGCAGGTTCAAATGCAGCAGCTACAGCTTGAGATGGCGAAACTAGATGCTGATGTTAAGAAGACTCAGTCTGAAGCCGCTCTGAACATCGCCAAAGTGCAAGACACTACCGACGTTGATCCACAGATCCGTATGGCAGAGATACAGGCCAAGATAAAGATCAATGAAGAGCAGCTTGAGCTACGCCGTGAGTTGGCTGACTTGAGCGCAGCTTCTAAAGAGAATCAATCACAAACCAGCGCTGCTACGAAGTTAGCTACAGCAGCATTTAGCAATACCAACAGGAACAACAGGAGTTCTTAAATGAGTAAGCAAGAAGATAAAACAGAAGATAAACCACTTGAGTTTGACGTAATGCCAGGAGCGGATCGGCCCGATGAAGATGATGCCTCTACGCTTGATTTAAGTTTCGAAACCCCTGAAGAGGAACCCGAAGAAGTTGCAGAAGAAGTTGTGGCAGAAGATGCAGAAGAGGAAACCGTTGCCGAAGAACCCGAGGAAATTGTTTCTGAAGATGAACAAAGTACAGAAGAAGAAACAGAACCAGAAGCCGAGCTAGAAGAAGAGCCGGTAGTTGAGGAAAAAGCAGCTAAAAAGCCGATGGTTCCAAAGGCGCGCCTCGATGAGGTGTTAGCAAAACAGAAAGCCCTACAGAAACAGCTAGATGAGATCAATGCAGCAAACGAAAAAGCCGAAGAAGCACCTGAATCGTACGATTTCGATGCAAAAGAAGTTGAGTACCAGAACATGGTGCTTGATGGTGAGACAGATAAAGCTGTCGCGCTGCGCAGAGAGATCCGAAAAGCAGAACGAGAGCAGCTAGAGTACGAAATGCGTCAGGAAATGAGTCAAACGGTGAATCAAGACCGCCAGATGACTGCATTACAGCAGGCTGCGAACGCTATGGAGGACGCTTACCCCGTCTTTGACCGCAACTCGGACGATTTTAACGAAGATATGACTAACGAAGTCGTTGAACTGCGTGATGCCTTCATGATGAAGGGCTACGAAGCTGTAGATGCGCTGTCAAAAGCCGTTAAGTACGTCGTAAAAGACCACGATTTAGATCAAGCGCAAGAAAGTGCGCCAAGTTTGGCTGGGAAAGCGCAGAAAAGTGACGAATTAGCCAAGAAACGGGCGCAAGTCAGCAAGAAATTGAAGGCTGCAGAAGCCCAACCACCAGAACTTCCAGGTGAAAGCTCCTCAAACCACGGCGAGAAAGGGTTAGACCTCTCGACAATGACTGAAGAAGAGTTTGATGCACTACCTGAAGCGACTTTGAAGCGCCTAAGAGGCGATATTTTATAACGAGGTGACAAATGCCAGTAAAAAAAGACCCACGATTAGCCCGAGCTGGAGTCTCGGGCTACAACAAGCCTAAGCGTACCCCCTCTCACCCTAAGAAGTCGCACATTGTTGTGGCTAAAGAAGGTGACAAGGTCAAAACCATCCGTTTTGGCGAGCAAGGGGCTAAGACT